TCTGCTGGTGTGCAATCACCTGTATTAGGTTTAGCATCAGGTGTTACAATCACAGATGAGAATTGTGAAAGAATTAAATTGTCAAGATCATTATATGGTATGGGTATGAAAGTTGCCGCCATATCAACATTGTGTCAAGATCACAGAGTATTTGATGCAATGATGATGGCAGGTACACCTTGTCCTTATGAAGGTAAGATAGGTGATGATGCTAAAACAGAATGGGAACAAAATACTCATCAAATACCTAAACAAAGCAAATATTATTCACCGAAAAAAAAAATTCAGGTGAAGTAAATGAAACAGTTATTTTTAGTATTCTTACTTTACTGCTCATTGGTATTCCACTGTAATACTGAAGAAGTAAACCAATCAACAGATTACATAGGTGATATGGATAGTTTTGATGGCGATGGTGGTACAAGAGTAAATAATGGTCAATATCAAACAGGTCATAAGAATAATCCAGGAACATACAATACTGACTTTGATTTAGAATCACAAATGTCTATATCAGATATAAATGCTGGTTTTGATTTAGAATATGGTGTTACTGTAAATTCACATTCAAGTAATGCAAGATTAAGTTCCTGTACAAGTATTACACAAAATTCTGATTGTAGAGATATATTTAAATTGACCATAGCATTGTTTGATGCAAATGAAGTTGTGCATAAATTTGAACACGAGGTAGAATTAGACTTTGGTGGTAATAGAGATTATAGTTATAGTCAAGTCATAGCACCAAACGATTATCAATCACTCACAGGTAATTTTGAATTATATGGTGTAGATGCTGGTTATTCATCAGGTTGGTACGGACCTCAATTTTCAGAACCATACCTAAAAAAAACTTGGGAAGTGGTTGAAATAATAAATGAAGAAATACTAAACTTATTAGAACATTCAGATATTTTAGAAGTCGATACAAATTATGACACAGTAAATGTAACTGTAGAAAACCCAGAAGGTGAAATTATGCAAGAGTTTTCTATGGACATTGAAACAGATATTGAAATAGAGGTTGCAGAAATAGAAACACCTACAATTGAAGAACCTGTTGTAGAAGAAATAGAAATAGAAGTTCAAGAAGTAGCAGTAGAAATGGAAGAAGTTGAAGTAGAAGAAACTGTAGCAGAAGAACAACCAACAAGAAAACAAAAAGTGGTTGCTCAAGCAAAACAAAAAGTAGCAAATAAGATAGTTAAGAATATGGGTGATAAAGGTAAATACGATTCTACTAATCAACTTAAAACTTTAGTCGTTATGCAAGTATTAGGTAATACAACATCATTTTTTGAAAATCAAAAACAGTTACAAGATACACCTAACTTTTTTACTGATGCGAAAATACCTGATAGTAGTTTAAGTGATAATAACTACACACAATATATTTTATTTGGTGTATCTAACACGACACACGATACCTTAATCGATAGTCAATACTAAAGGAGAAAAAATGGCAGAGTTAGAATTTGCTGGTATAAAATTTAAAGGTGGTAAGATCGTAATTATTATTACTGCTTTATCTACACTAGCAGGTGGATTATGGGGTGGTTTTGAGTTTTATAAAAACTATATGGATATGCAAGAAAAGATTGAAACTTACACTGCACCTGATTTGTCAGATTACGATAAAAGAATTGAATTAGCAAAACAACAATTAGATATGTTGCAAAGTGAAATATCTGTAATATTAGATGAAGTTAATTTGGTGGCAAGTGTTGCTAAAGAATTAAAGAACGATTTAAAAGCAGATGTTAGAAGAATAGAAACCATAGTTGAAGATGTAGAGCAAAGAGTAAAAGAAGATTCTAGAGAATCAGCAAGAGATTTAAAGTTTGCTATTAAAGACATAAAAGAAAGAATGGCAGACCTTGAAAAAGAGATTGAAGAAAAGATAAGAAAAGCATTAGAAAATCCTCTAGCAAATATGAGAAAGAACTAAATAGTTATGAATGAGGACTTACACTAAACGGTACAGAAACAGATTGTTTCCTGCAAAATCTTGCGTTGTGACTTGGGGACCTACAAAATGGGTCGATACTGAATACTTACACCCCATTATAAAAGATAAGGTTGTAAAAACGCAATACCTTGATTATAGTCCTGATAAACCAAAGAGATTATTTTGGAAGGACTAATATGGAACCAGTAACAACGGCACTCGCAGGCATCGCCTTAGTAAAAAAATCAGTTGATTTTATTAAGGAAAATATTCAAACTTGTCAGGATATAGGACAAATCATAGGTCACGTTGAAAATGCTATGATTGGTGAACAACAAGTCATCAAAGATAGAGAAAAATCAGGTGCAGATCCTTTTGCAACCGAAAATGTGGCACAGGAGATCATTGACTCCAAGTTAGCAAGGGAGCATTTGAATGAATTGAAGAACCTAATTAATCTCCGGTTTGGTCCAAATACCTGGCAAGAAATCTTAAATGAGAGAAAAAGACGAATTGATCAACGAAAAGAGGCAAAAAAACGTGCAATTGCTGAAAAAAATCGAAAAATGAAAGAAATTCAAGACATTTTGACTTATGCAGTGATAGGAATAGGCGTTGTTTTCGTTGTAGGAGTGCTGATTTACACTTTTTTCATCATTTTATAAGATTTGACCACTTTTCTAACTTATTTTTCTTATATTTTACTCTTTCATCAAGCATTTTTTGGTCAATTATGCCATATTCTTTGCATAATTGTATCATACAGTAGACATCGCCTATCTCATCTTTCAAAGGTTGATGATTTTCGTCATTTCTTCGCATAGATTTTGAACATTCTTGAATTAATTCACCACATTCTTCCATTGTGATGACCATAAGTTGCAAAAATTGTGTTTTTAGTAATTCAGTATTCGATTTTGACATAATATAAACCTCATTATTTAATTTTACATTGAATATTTCTTGGACATTGATATCTTGGACCTGTTGTCATAATAATATCAGGTAAATTTTGCGGATGTTCGTATGTACACTTGTAAGACATATCTTTTTTACCCTTTTCATCAATAAACCACTCTGATTTTTTGAGTCTGCACATAGTAAACATCTCTATTCTTGGTAATTTGCCTTTATATTCTCTTCCATAACGTGCATACACAGAATCAGCACCTTCATTTAGACAAATCATAACGTCAGTTTTAAAATCCTGACACTCATCAACTTCAGAATTGATAGGAATTGATAAAAATATGAAAAGTGTGACTAAAAGTGCATAGTGTCCCATACACCTATTTATTTCAGCAAGTCTTCGTCAATCCAAGTTGATTTTTCATTAATCATAATACCAACAGATATCCACATATTAGCAATACCTATCGCACATACAACAAATGATGCTGAAATGCTTTCAAAACCCACACCTAAAAATACAAGTGCCATTCCAAATACAAATACTGTTTTTCCTAGCATATTTTTTCCTTTCGAATCAGTTAAAATAAAAGTATGACATATATTGACTATAATGTCAACTAAATAATTATATGCCAAAAATAGCAAGAGGTGATGGAACTGAAACTGTGAACACAAATCACGGTTGTGACACAACTACAACTTCAAATGCTTGTTCAGACAATGTATTTGCTAATAGTATTGGTGTTGTCAGAAAAGATGATCACAACACACCTCATTTAAAAGATCCTGTTCCTTGTACGACACATTCGGTTGCAATGAGTTCAAATATGTCACCAAATGTGTTTGTCAATAGTAAAAATGTCGCATTTTTAGGTTCAGGTTATGGTGGAGAAGTAATAACAACGGGTTCTAGCAACGTTTTCGTTAACGGTTCTTAATTTTACTTATAAATATTGCTGTTATGACAAATTATGACGCAACAAGTACAAATAAGTCAAAAAGACTTACAAAAATCTATTCTGATTTAGATTTAGATTTTGGTCGTAACTCTGTTACAAATGATGTTAATAAATTAGAAGATGCAGAGGCAGTAAAAAGAAGTGTTCGTAACTTAATTAACACTTCACATTATGAAAGACCATTTCACCCAGAGATAGGTTCAAACGTAAGAGCAATGTTGTTCGAACCAATGACACCTTTAGTTGCTTTGAATTTACAGAGAAAAATAGAAGAGGTATTAAACAATTTTGAACCAAGAATTAAATTAGTGCAAATATTAGCAGAACCAGATTTTGACAGTAATAAGTATGCATTACAAATTAGTTTCTATGTCATAGGTGTACCTCAAATTCAAACCATAGAAACATTTTTAGAGAGATTAAGATAATGGCAAATACAAAATTAGAAGTATCAGAGTTAGACTTTGACAATATTAAATCAAATTTAAAAGCATTTTTATCTAAACAAAATCAATTTTCAGATTACGACTTTGAAGGTTCTGGTATGGCAGTGTTATTAGATTTACTTGCATATAATACTCACTACCTTTCATTCAATGCAAATATGTTAGCAAATGAAATGTATATTGACAGTGCTGATATTAGAAAAAATATCGTATCATTAGGAAAGTTGTTAGGATATACTCCAACATCTCCTAAATCACCAGTTGCAGAAGTTGACATAGCAGTAAATGATGGTTCTGGTGCATCAATTACATTAAGTAGAGGAACTGTATTTACAACAACAGTAGATGGTACGTCATATCAATTTGTTACAAATGCTGACTTGACGATAAATCCTGTTAATGGTGTTTATAAATTTTCAAGTTGTAAATTATATGAAGGTACATTAGCAACTTTTAATTACACAGTTAACACATCAAATCTTGATCAAAAATTTATCATACCAAATGCTGATGCTGATACAACAAC